TTTGCTAAGTTTTTATCAGATAATGATATGAAATTTACAATGCCTGACAAGACATCTGACCCTGTTCCATTTATGGAAGACGGGGATGCGGATTTTTTGAAACGCAAAAATCGCTACGATGCTGAATTGGATTCAATTGTAGGGATGTTAGATGAAATGTCAATTTTTAAATCGTTACATTCTGGATTGAAGTCTGAGGACTTAAGTCCAAAGGAGATTTCAGCCCAGAATATCGATGGGGCGCTACGTGAATGGTTTTTTCACGGTAGAGAAATTTTTGATGTGAGATTGGAACAAATGAAGGAGGTCGCTGAGACTTCCGGTGTTTTTCCTCTAACTCTCGGGGTGGATTTTGATGATCGAGTCCTTCATTGGAAGGAGAAATACGATAATTAGAATCCAGTAACATGGACCAGCATGTCTTTAAACTGCAAATTTTTGGACCTGCATGTCAATAATCTGCAAATTTTTGGTTCTCCAATTGGCCTATAATGGGTGATAAAATTCTTTTTCTTTTGGCCCTTTTCTATTATGGAAGCCCTGGTAATTGTAGAATAGTTCCATCCGCAAGGATGAGGGGAGTTATTTAGCTCCGGCTTGTGCCATTATTTTCGTTAAGTCGGATATTTGAACGCACAAAACCCTAGAAAACATCCCTTGGGAGGACCTCAGTTGAGCCCTGAGCCTCCATCAAGTATATATTTCTAGCTTGCTACAAATTTTAAAGCGCAACCCCCAGCGCATAAGGGGGAAAGTAGTTCTACTGACTTAAGTGTAGAAGACACTCAGCACATTGTACATTGCTTTGTACCCCAGTCTGGAGAGACTGGAGTGGGAGTAAGTACTGGTGCTGACCATGCCACAGAACAGTTAGTTGGGTTTAACGACCAAACTGCTGGCTGGATGACAGATGTCAAGGCTGGATATGATGATACTATGGATACTGCAACCAAGGTTGGAAGTGATTTAGGTGCGTTTTTGGAACGTCCTGTAAAATTGACTTCTCAAACTTGGGCTGTTTCAAACCCATTATTCTTTAAGTTAAATCCTTGGGAAGAATTTCTTAGCGATCCTTTTGTTAGGACCAAAATTGCTAATTATGAGCTTCTCCGAGGTACTATGCATATCAAAGTGTTGATCTCTGGTACAGGGTTTCATTATGGACGCGCTCTTGTGTCATATAATCCTCATGCGGCGTTTGACCAACTTGCTGTAACAAGAAATTTTCTCGATGTTGATCTTGTGCAAGCTAGTCAAAAGCCACATATTTATTTAAATCCCTCAAAGAATGAGGGTGGTGAAATGAGTTTACCATTTTTCTTTCCAAACAATTATATGTCCCTGTCTAAGAATGAGCAAAGCCTTATGGGCGAACTAACAGTTAAGTCGTTTAGTAATTTGTCTCATGCTAATGGAGGTAATGATCCCGTCACTGTTCAAGTGTGGGGTTGGATGGAAAATGTTTCTCTCACTATGCCTACTAGCATCACGCCATT